GAAACTTCTCCTCCAGCTTCTAAGTTATCCATTAAGTTTTGCATAACTTCAGAGCCTTTGTCTATGTCTCCACCGCCGGCATTTCTAACTGCATCAGCTGTAAAAACGAATTCATTTTTACTCAATCTAGCTGGTACATCATCTGCTCGCTCTTTTCCACCTAAATCTACAAAGCCACCAGTCTCCCTATAGTCTTTTTCTTGACCACCTAGGTCAATCATTTCAGAAGCTTCTTCAGTTTCCATGATTCCACCTTCTTGTTTACCTGGTCTTCTGTACATACGCATAGCTGCTTGAGGATTGTAATTATATTCATCTTCATCTTCACTCATACGACCACCTGCATACGCACCTACTCTTACTGGATCTCCTCCATTGTAGTAGTCAAATCTATTATGTCCTGCTGGTGTAGTGTATCCAGGTACTGTTGATCCTGGTACTGGTCCACCATTAGCGGCCATCATAACTTCTTCTGGTTGCTCCATACCAGCACCTTCTGGTTGCTGTTCTTGTTGTGCTTGCATTACTGCTTGTACAAATTCTTCAAAAGATAATGTGCCACCTTGGTTTTTATACTTAACATATTCTGCCATAAGCATTTGTTCTATTTGTTCTTGGCCTGCTTCTCCGCCATTTAATAATCCTGCTCTTCCACCATCAGCGGCGTACCAATTTTTATCTACGAATTGTTTATTAGGCATGAAAGCTAACGTACTTGATGCCGGGTTTCTGTAATAATCTCTTGCTTGGTTTCTTATGTTAGCAATACTTGAAGGAACTTGATCCCATGCTTCTTCAACAACATCTTCTTCTTCATCACCTTTCATAAAGAAAGGTAGTGCTGTTGCTGCAGCAGCTGCACCAGTAAATAATTTTTGACCAGGTGTTAAACCACCCCACAAGTTTTTAGCGCCACCTAACATATTACCAAGAAAACCAGTTTTTTTAAATCCCATTGAAGGAGGTAGGGTTCTACCAGCCATTATACCTTTAAGAAAACCTCCGCCAAGTTTACCACCTGCAAAAGGACCTGCTCCCATACCCCACATACCTAGGCCACCGATTAAAGCAGCTTTACCTATAGGGCTTTTAACAATTTTCTTAACACCACGAACTGCTTTCTTAACTAAGCTTCCTAATCCGTATTGTTGTCTGGGTTGTTGCATTCTAGAAATTGCCATAATTTTACCTTAATCTCCTACTTTACTTCGTTTTACTGAATAAATCAAGAGGCGGCATAATAACCTTTACGTCTTGTGCCATGTCCTCATTCTTATAACCCTTAGCTTCCCAGTCTTTTCTATCCTTAAAAATCTCGCCAGTTTTCTTGTGTCTGTAAGTTTCCTCTACTTTTGCTTGTTTTATTTCCATTAATCTACCTTCTCCTTTTTAATGTTTAGATAACTGATGGTAATAACTACTCCATCACTTACCGTTCCTGCTGTAGTAGCAGCTAATACTTTACCCCCTTCTACTACCATTGGATTTGTTAGTATTTCCACACTAGCAGACGTTGATAATGTTTGAGTATGTATTACTTCAAAAGCATTATTAGTAATAGTTATTGTAGGGGTATTAGATCCTGATTTATTAGTAACATGTAGAGATTTAACAATGATAGTTTCGTTATCTCCAGGCTCTAAAAGATTATTACTTTCAGCCGCTGTTACAGTTTTACCATAAAATTTATATTCGTTTACTACTGCCATTATGAATCTAAAAAGAAACTTTTAGCTTCTATTTCTTGTTTAACCTCATCTTGAAATGAAGAATTTAATTTTGTAATTACACCATCAAGGTCCCTGATCAATGATTGTAGATTTTTTCTACTGTATTCTTCTTCAGCTCTAGTTAATGATTGTACGATCTTTGCCATTATAATATACTTGCTAGTCCTCCATTTTTAAATGTAGTACCTATGTTAAACAGAGTATTTCCGTCAGCATAATTAATTCCATAATTAATCCCATCCCGTGAAGTATTATAACCAATCTTTTGAATATTTTTATTTGGATCAATTGTAAGTGAAGCATTACCTAAGTTGAAAGTAGTGTTACCAACACCATCGTCTGATGTAAGCTCTGTGTTTGTAGTAACAGGTCCTAGATTAAGAGCAAGATCTCCTTTTGCATATAAGTCATCATTCTCTAGAATATTTTCAAACCCGACGGCTCCTTTTATTTTTGCAATTTGTAAAGGCGTCATTGCACTAAAATTAATATACGGGTCTTCCCGTAATAACTCAGGTTCGATCTCTATATAATTTGTTTTTGGAATCACTGTGGTATTGCTTTGATTATTTCCACCACCATATCGTTCTTCAAAAGTACGGCCTGCGTACTCTTGTTCTGGATTTACATTGCCCCCATAGTTTCCACCAGCAGATGCTCCGCCAGCCGGTCCCCCTGGTGCTAAACCTTCTCGGCCTAAAATACTTGCTAGTCCTCCATAATTTAAATAGATTCTTCCACCGTCTGCATAATGATGACTTCCTTTAGATTGTTGATAACCACTTTTTTCAGGTGCGCTATAGGTACCTCCCGGACTCCATGATCCTGTTGTTCCTGCTTTAGCTCCTGAATCTCCTGCAAATTTACTGCCACCACCATCACCACTACCACCAGTCTGGTTTTGATTTGTAGTTGTAACATTTCCAGGCTGATTGTCTTCCGTGTCTACGGCTGTACTAATAAAATCGTCTTGTTTTTTTTTACCTTTAAAAAAAGTTTTAGCTTTACCTATAATTTCAGACCATTTTTCTTTTTCCTCGTCCCATCCTTCTTTAATATTTTCTACTCCTGAATCCCAACCCTCAGTAAAAGTTCCTTTAATGTCTCCTACTTGAGGTCCTTTACCAAAATTTTTGTCAAGCAAAGCGCCGGCAATAGTTGGAACTTCTATACCTAAGTGATTAATATTTTTACCTTCAAAAGTTTGATAATGTCCGCTTGTTGGATTTAGATATCCTGTAACTTCTTGTGTTTTCCATCCTCCTTTACCAGGACCCCATTCACTCCAAACATCTTTAGTAAAAGTTTTTTGTTTGCTTAAATCTAAATTTCCAAATAATCCTCCACCTTTATAGTCATCTCCTCCACCTCCACTGTATGGATATATTGTTGGAATTCCATAACTAGTTGATGTGGGTATTATTTCTGGTGTAACTGGAGTTGGTGTATAGTTTTTATTTAACCTAAATTGTGCCATAGGCACATAGTGATCACCGCCTTCGTATATCTCTTCGTCAATTCCTTCGTAAAAAGCCATTACCTTCTTCCTCCTGGATGTATATCCAACCTAAAAGTTCCTAGTTTCCAATCTTGATTACTTCCGGTGTTTGCAACTTTCATGGCAATAGATCTTGCTCTTAATCTTGTATCTTTTTTTGTAGTTGTATTATCAATGGTAAAATTTGTAGTAGTACCCGTACTATTAGGGTAGTCTCTAGTTGTAAAACTAATTTGAGTGTTGCCGGTTTGTGAAATAAAATCTGGTATAAATCTGCTTATTCTCATTATAAATTCTCCGTCTCCTCTAAGGTCAGGCATTCCTACACTACTTCCTGTGGTACTTTTTTTCTGAGTAATATCAAAATCACCCGAAGTAATGGTACCAATTACAGCAGTTACTGCTCCGCCTGCATTGACTTGATCGGTCCCTGTTTCCTGTTCATAGTATATCGTAGTTCCATCCGTATTACCAGTAACATCGTAAGAGGCGTTATCAGAGGGATTATAATACGTAGCATGAGGTTTTTCAAAAACAGCTGAGTCCTGCCACGCTGCTCTAGGTAAAGTACCCGTTGTCCATATAGGTCTTTTAACCGTTGAATCTAGATAATTATAAGTAACTACCCTGTTTATTTGATCAGACTGTTGTGTACTATAAAACCAACTTACTTCTCCGAAAAGATTATTTAATCCACAATTAATAAGATCTCTAGAAGTAGAGTTTAAATCATCATAAACCGCATCTTCTACTAAGCATGGTAAGGATCTTAGTTGACCATCATATGCAAAGAAACCATTTTCAGACATCCAATAAGCTGTACCATTAACCTCAATATTAGCATTTTTTCCCAACAATCCACAGTTAGTACCTACTTGCTCAAACGAGAAAGTAAAAGGTTGAC